CACGCATCAACGTGTACAAACCCAGGGCAATAACCCAACGGTCCAATGGATGGTTCTGTTCTGCGACCTCAAGCAGGTCAGCGAACCTGTCAGCAGGAATGTAGAACCGCTCCCTGCCATCGTCAGGAACATTTGACCAGATCTCCATCGGGTCCTCATCCCGAGGCAAATGCCTGTTCAGCCGGCACCATTTGAAAAACGAGCGCAGCGTCTGCGCGTACAGGTTCGTGGTGCGTGGTGCCCATTCCGGGTGCGCCGAGAAGAACACATCAATGTGACGGGCCTCCAGGTTCTGCACCTGAATGTTCCCCCAAATATCAAGGGCGAAACCAAGCACCGTCCGCTTCGTGCGGATCGTGTTCTCAGCTTGCTTACGCATCCGACAATGGTTGATGTACCCATCTGTCGCTTCACTAATTCTGATTCCCACGAGGAAAACCCCCATCTAGTGACTAGTCCGATCACAACTTGTGAGTGACTGTACAACGTGTGACCTGACAATTGCAACATATGAGTAGGGTTCAAGTCCCCCCTCGGACACGACGTGGCAAAACGCTGCCTGTAACACCGTGCAAGATTATCCTGCCTTGTTACATGAGTGTCTAGACATACGTTGGCAACATGTGTGCTACTGTCCGCGAATAGGAAAAATCTCCCATCGGAGGACTGAATGCCAGCACCAAGGATCCTGCCCGATAACGCCACCCTGCGGCGTTGGGTGCAGGACGAGGGGCTCACGCACGAGCAGGTCACCCAGCGAGTGTATGAGACGACCGGGCAGAAGGTCGCGAGGTCCACGGTGGCGGCTGCCCTGCATCGAGCTGGCCTGACGAAACCGCAGGCCCGGTACGAGCGGGAGATCCCCTGGCGGGTGAAGCCTCAGCACGCCGCGTCCTACCCGGCACGCATGCTGAGAAATCTGGGAAGAATTCGAAATAATGGTTCCCTGCCGGAAGCCGAACAGGCTAGGTTTGAGTCATGGCTTGCAATGATCGAGCAGGAACAGGTGGTCGTGGCCTACGACCCCGAGGTGGGGTTTTTCTATGTGCCTGCCGATCAGCCCACGGACTTCCCCGAGGGGACTCCTATTCGTCCGGGTCTATCAAAGATCTCGCAATGAGAGAGAGAGAGAGAGAGAGAGAGAGAGAGAGAGAGAGAGAGAGAGAGAGAGAGAGAGAGAGAGAGAGAGAGAGCTGCTCCCCGCTACGCGGGTTGAGTGCCCACATACAAGTAAGAACAGTAAGTACTTTAAGTACTGTGGGGCGCCCCGGCGCCCTGTGATTGTGTTGTCAAAGTCACGAATTGTCAATGCGACACGCCGAATGACACCATTGTAGTTTCTGACACGACACGCCGTGTCACACCTTGCGGCTGTCAGATCGGGGGGATACCGTGCAGGACATGCAAAAGATTGACCAGGGTCTGACCGATACCGTGAAGTCGGTCACTATCGCTGGCGGTCGAATGATCGTCGCCCAACCTGACTGGTCCGACCTGGACTGGCAGCGCGTCGTCTTCGAGCTTGGCCTCCAAGACAGAGAAGTGCAAGACCAAGACATGGGCCTGCTCTCCACAGGCCACCTCTTCTGGTGGGTGCCAAATGAGTAGACCATCGGTGGAAGAACTCACCGGACGCAACAGCGTCTCCTACTCCAGCCTGGACACGTTCCAGCAATGCGGGGAAAAGTTCCGACTGACCCGCATCCACAAGGTCCCCCAAGAGCAGGCGTACTGGAACGTCGGAGGTAAGGCATTCCACCTTGCGTCCGAATGGTTCGATCAGGGATCGGACCTGTCCATTGCGAGCCTGTGGCGTGACGCGTGGGACAAGGAGATGGCTGACGTGGACACGTCCAAGCCTTTGCGTGCCGGCGGTCGCGCCACGAAACAGTTCCCCAACAAGGAAGACCACCTGTGGTGGGGAATCAACGGCCCGAACATGGTTGCCGACTACGTGAAGTGGCGTGCCAGCATGGGGTGGGACATTTTCACCGTGGACGGTGTACCCATCATCGAGTACGACTTCGTCCTGGTGCTGCCGAACGCGATCCAGTCCGACGACGCCTCCCCCAACGTACTCGTGCAGGGATACATTGACCGAGTCTTCGTCAACAGTCACGGTGAACTCGTGGTGTGCGACCTGAAAACCGGGTCACGCGAACCTGCCGCATCCACGCAGCTCGGGGTCTACGCCGGAGGCATCCGGCAACGCCTCGGTGTCAACCCCACCCTGGGCTGCTACTACATGGCACGCAAGGGCGACGTAGGAGGCATGATCTCTCTTGCCCACTACACCGACGAACTGCTGTCGTACTGGATCTCCACGTTCGAGGACTCCATCCGCTCCGAGCGGTTCCTCCCTCACGTCACATCCATGTGCCAGACATGCACCGTTGCCCCTTCCTGCTACGCCGTAGGTGGCAAGGCCCCCTACCCCCTCCCTTTTCTTAACCGCTGATCGCAACATGTGACTGAAAGGAACGACCGTGTCAACCGAATCTGCTTTTAGTGCGAACGTGCGCCTGCCCATCGCAGGCCATGATGTTCAGGTCACCGTGCGTGGTGGCTCCGCGAGTGAGTTCCAGATGCATTGGGCTGAACTTGCTGAGGGCATGCAGAACTTCATCGAGTCGGTGCAGTTGACGGTGGGTGCGAGTAACGCTGGTGCGCTGCTGGCTACTGCCCCATCTGCTGCTCCGGGTGCTGCTCCCGTGGATAACCCGTGGACCCCGACTCAGGCAGCCCCCGCTGCCGACCCGTGGGGTGCTGCTGCGCCCGTCGCACCAGAGCCTGCGGGTCCCGCACCGATGTGCGACCACGGTCAGGCCATGAAGCTCGTCCCTGCCGGCATCAGTAAGAAGACGGGCCAGCCGTATAAGGCGTTCTATGTGTGTGCTGCTCCGCAGAAGGCGCAGCAATGCCAGAAGACCGTGCGCCTCTGACATGAGGTTCGTGTCCTTGTTCGCCGGAGTCGGCGGTTTCGATCTTGGCCTGGAACGTGCAGGGCATGAATGCATCGCCCAGGTTGAGATTGACAAGCATTGCCGCTCCGTGCTGGACAAGCATTGGCCCGATGTTCCCAAGCATGACGACGTGAGGACAGCCATTGAGTTCGCTAACACCATCGGACTTGTGGGACGAACCGACCTTGTATGCGGAGGATTCCCCTGCCAGGACGTATCCGTTGCAGGAAAGCGAGCCGGCCTCGCCGGGGAACGTTCCGGGCTCTTCTGGGATGCACTCGCTTTCGCGACCCATGTCCAAGCAAAGTGGATCCTCTTGGAGAATGTCCCCGGACTACTCACGTCAAATCAGGGACGCGATTTCGGAACAGTCGCGCTTGCATTGGGCGACGCAGGGTTTGACTACTTTGAGTGGCGCGTGCTTGATTCGCAGTTCTTCGGAGTCCCCCAACGTCGCCGTCGAGTCTTCATTATCGCAGGTACTGCAATCCCAGACGGACGACCGCTACTTGTTGAGCGCGAAGGCCGCGAATGGAATCCTCACGCGTTCACAACGCCGAGGGAACAAACTGCCCGAGGAATTGATGGAAGCCTTATCGGCTTTAGCCACAACCAGGGCCTGAACATCCAAGCATCACCGTCTGTGTTCCCCACGCTTCGTGTCGGAGGGGGGGGGCTAAGTGTTTTGGTGGACGAAGGGCCGTAGGGCTATGTCCAACACGGACTACGAAACCTGGAACAGGGGGGGGGTGAGCCCCACCTTGAACGCATTCGATAACGCAACGGAAACGAGGGCGACTGTGCTTGCAGGTAACGCAACATGTGTCCGTCGCCTCACGCCCATCGAGTGCGAGCGACTCCAAGGATTCCCCGACAACTGGACCGAAGGACAAGCCGACACCCACAGGTACAAGCAGATGGGAAACGCCGTCACCGTGAACGTCGCCCACTACCTGGGGTGGTTGCTCGCTGATGCGTAGCCTTCACCGTGCCGTCAAGTCGGGCAGCAAGATCGCAGCCACCCTGCCCAACGTGTACCAGTCCTTGGCGGCACGACAGATCCACCTGCGTCGTGGAGAGATCACGATGCTGAGTGGCCCCCCTGGGGCCGGCAAGTCCACCCTCGCCCTGCATTGGGCATTGAAAGCACAACGACCCACGTTGTACTTCAGCGCGGACACACACGAACACACGATGGCGTTGCGTCTCGCATCCATGATCACCGACGTTGACCAGTCTCAGGTGGAACCCATGATGGGTGACTCCGAATGGGCAGCAGAGGTTCTCGCTCAGGCGAAGCACATCAGGTGGTGTTTCGAGTCGGCACCATCCCTCGCTGATATTGAGCTTGAGGTGGATGCGTTCGTAGAACTGTACGGTCAGTTCCCCGAACTCGTGGTCATCGACAACCTGATTGACTGTACGCATTCGGATGGTGATGCGTGGGAGTCGCTGCGTTCTCTTCTGCGGGAGTTCAAGTGGTGGAGCCGGGAAACCTCGGCAGCATTCCTCGTGCTGCACCACACATCCGAAAGCGTGCCCGGTAACCCTGCTCCTCCACGCTCGGCGATCATGGGCAAGCTCGCGCAGACCCCCGCATGCATTCTCACGGTGACGAACAGCAACCCAGGTTTTCTCGGAATTTGCAGCGTCAAGAATCGTTATGGCCCTGCGGATCCGTCTGGTGGAGTCGTGTCTTGGCTGGTGTACGAGCCAGCCCGTATGCACATCGCCGACCTGGAGGCACGATGACAGACGCATCCGCTCGGGCTCGAGCATCCAAACGCAAAGGCGCACAGTTCGAGGTAGACCTAGAGAACTTTTTCAGGTCACGTTTCCTCCACGCCACACGCCTCGTCAGGCGAGGCAAGGACGACGAAGGCGACCTCCTCATCAGAGTCAAAGACCTCGCCCTCATCCTCGAAGCGAAGAACGAGAAGTCCATCGATCTTGCCGGGTACATGCGGGAAGCCACCGAAGAGGCCATGCGGTGGGAAGCGAAGCACGTGCATGAACCCATGCCGGCAGCCCTCGTAGTGGGGGCAGCCGCTGTGAAGCGACGCAACAACCCCATTCCTAAGACCTACATCGTGATGGAGGCAGACGACCTTGCAGAAATCCTCCTACACCTACAGAAGCGGTGACCTATGGGCGGTGTTAACGAAGTACGGATGGCAGTTACCGACACCGAAACGAGGGTGGCAGACGATTCGGTGTGGGTTTCACCCGGACAAGACGCCGTCGTGTCGCGTGTCCAACGACACCGGGGGTATCACCTGTTTCAGTTGCGGTTTCAAAGGGGACGTTGTGAAGATTGTAAAAGAGTACGAGGGGTGTGGGTGGGTTGAAGCTTACCGACGCTGCGAGGAGATTACTTCAGGAAACGGTGGAGAGGTACGAACGGGACCTGGAGGAGGTCGCGGGGTATCTGAAGGGAAGAGGTTTCACACACGAGGCGGCGACTATGTTCCGACTCGGTTACGTGAACGGTGACCACGCTGGTGACACGGACTATGCAGGCAGGCTAGCGATCCCGTACCTCACACCCGCAGGCCCCGTCGATATCCGCTACAGGTCACTCACCCCGGAAGGTCCCAAATACCTGTCCCGTCCCGGTGCGAAGACGAAACTGTTCAACGTCAAGGACCTCCTCGTGGAGTCACCCACGCTTTATGTGGCAGAGGGTGAGCTGGACTGCATCACCGCCTCCGCAATGTGCGGACTCCCCTGCGTCGCTGTGCCCGGTGCCAACAACTGGATGCCCCATTTCAAACTGTTGATGGCTGACTACAACCGTGTCGTTGTCATGTGTGATGGGGATGAAGCGGGACGCCAGTTCGGGAAAACGATTTGCAAGGAAGTGGATACCGCTGTGGCTGTGTCAATGCCAGCCAGCATGGATGTGAACGATTTGTTTGTAGCCGGAGGCCGTGAGGCCGTACTCGAAATGGTGAACGTGTGAATGTTGGAGAGCGACTGGGCACAACTCTTGAGAAGTATCACGGGACTCGGATTGGAGGTTGTGTCGGTGGACAAACGCAAATACCAGATCACGATCCAGGTTCCGAAGCCGAAGAAGTAACCGAATGACTCTTGACGAGACAGGTTTTCCGGACGTGTCCGAGATGGTTGACCCGATTGTGAATGTGCATCTGGTCAATGGGCGGGTGATCCAGATGGCGCAAGTGTCCATCGTGGAGATCGCGAAACGCCTGCACCATTACGGGTTCGTGTACCTGTCGGACGGTGAGGGTGCTTACGCCGTGTTCTTTTCGCATGGTGTGGCTGCTTTGACTGTTCCTGTACCGAGTGAGCGCGACATTTAATTGAGAGGGCCGTTAAGCCATGCGCCGCATCTACGTGATTTCAGATTTGCAAGTTCCCTACCATGACCGTAAGGCCGTGGACGCAGTAGCACAATGCATTGCCGACACGAAGAACAAGGACGACCTTGTCGTCACTATCGGCGACGAGATTGACCTTGATCAGATCAGTCGATGGGATAAGCCCGACCGTGAATGGTCACGGAGCATCGGCAGGGACAGGGACTTGACCGTTGAAGTGTTGAAGGATCTGCAAGTCACCGACAGCATCAGGTCAAATCACACCGACCGCTTGTATCGGAAACTTGCATCATCGGCACCGGGGTTCCTCGGGCTACCGGAACTGGAGTTGGAGAACTTCCTCCGCATGCCCGAACTGGGTATCACGTTCCATCGGAAAGCATTCAAGGTTGCGCCAGGGTGGCTCGCTTTACATGGGGACGAGTCGGGGATCTCGCAGCTCGGGGGTCGGACCGCAGCGAACCTTGCCATCAAGACGGGTTCCAATGTTGTGTGCGGTCACACGCATCGTGCCGGCCTATCAGCCACCACCTACGGAATTTACGGGAACATTGAACGCACCCAATGGGGGCTCGAGGTGGGCTGTCTGATGGACATGAAGTCATCTGGTGCGGCCTACTCCAAGGTACACAACTGGCAGCAGGCATTCGGTTGCTTGTATGTCAATGGCACGAAGGTCACCCCGCAACTGATCACGATTGAACGTAAGTCGTTTGTGTTCGAGGGGGTGCAGTACTCGTGGAGCTGACTGAGACAGAGTTGAAGATCGCGAACGGTGTCACTCGCCGTATCCAGCGGGTACAGCGACACCTCATTGAGTTCGATGACATCCGCTCCGAGATCTACCTGTGGATGGTGGCGCACAACGACAAGGTCACCCGCTGGAGGGACGAAGGCAAGTCAGGGAAAGGCAAGCTCGGCACCGCCCTCTACAGGGCCGGCATGCGCTACGCCACCAAGGAACGAGCCCACCTGACGAAGACTGAGATCCACGACCACGCCTTCTACTCCGAGGCTGTCCTCCACGAACTACTCCCCGACGTGTATGACTACGAGAACTGGACGATCTCAGCGTTCGAGGATGAGACGGACGGTCGTCAACAGTCACGTCCAGGTGAGGGCAACACCAGGCTGGCAATGCTGGTGGATATCAAGTTCGGGCTCGAGTCCCTGTCGGAGGACGAGCAGCAGTTGCTGGAGCAGCGGTTCGCTGATGGTGGCATGGACGTGCAGGTGATGGCAGCCACATATCAGGCGCACGAGTCCACGATCAGGCGGCGTATCAGGAATGCGCTGCGGAAACTTTCAGACAGGCTCGGTGGTGAACCACCGTGGTTCTAGGAGGCAGGATGAGCTGGTGGGCTGTGCCCTTCATCGGGGTGCTGGGCATCCTCGGGCTCTTGGTGGGTTACACGATTGGTGCTTTCCTGATCTCCCTCAGGGATGAGCCGCATGATGTCTGGGAGGATTGGGAAGATTGAGGCGCAACTGGTGCAGGCCCCTGCTTGATTCAGCAAGGACCCGCACCAGAAGCAGTCCATCATCTCGGCATTCCCACAAGAATGTCGATGCCTGAAACACCAAGGTCGGACTCGTTCAACGTCGTGTCTAGGATCTCGCTGCGATACACCAAATCCAGACAACAATCCTCAAGCGCAT